GGCATAGGTGGTGGTGGCACTCCTTCTGGTGGCATCATACCGGGAGGAGGTGGAGGCGGGGGCTGAATTAAATACTTCGATATATCAAGGTCCATGGTCTTAGCCCAATCCTGAAGAAGTGCATTGACCGCAGTAAAATCTCCAGTGTTTTGTGCGAAGTTAGACAGGCTAGGCAAGATATTCTGCATAGCTTGCGCCATGTTGTCTGCGTCACGCTGCTTGTTTGGCTTCATAGAACTGCCAGCAGCAACTCTGTATTCAAGATTGTGCAAGATATCATTTGGATCGCTAGATACAATTAGCTGATCCCACAGAAAAGCAATCGGCTTTCCAACAACATTAACAACATCATTGCCAGTAAGATGCCAACGGACAGCAAGAGCTTCTTTCTTCGCTACATCTGTCATTGCGTCTTCAACTTTGTTCGCCATATCGTCAGGGCGAATTTTCGTTTGTTCCGTTTTACTCTGAGCTTCCGTGGCAGAACGGTATGATGCAGCCGATTCGCCATAAACCAACTCCGTGAGCCCTACACGCTTTTCAAAATTTCTCTCAACGGCAGATAGAACTTGCCAGATGTCCGAATTAAATGGAGGATGCTGAAGGAATTGAACTACATCAGTAACAGTACCATGAGTCTCATCTATTTCTAGAAGCTCGTAATCTGTACCGTGAAGAATAGTAGACTTAATTTCTTCGCCAACTGATTTCTTAATTGCAAGAAAATCTCTGCACGAAACTCTAATTTTTCCAGCAATAAATGAGTACACCCAGTTAATAAACTTAAGCTCACCAAGACCGGGTTTAAGATGCGACATAGGCCAAACTTTTCTTGGCCTTTCATGGAAGATAACAGGAGTCATTGGCCAGCTGTCATCAGCCCAATAAGGAGTATCCCACTCCAACCTTCTCTTAATTTCAACATCATCCCCGCCGTTTTGAATATCGGGAGGGAGGTTAAGTGGGTAATCTACCTTATCGCATACAGCAAGATAAGCATAGTCACCGTACTCTTCTAGTGGTTCAAGATTTTCTTTTGGAACACCAGACAAACGCCCACCAACACCAACCTTAGAGTAAACTTTCCAGTAGACAAGAAGGTCGTTTGTTTTACCTTGCTTGCGCTTGTAATCTCCAGCAGACCCCTCGCCCATGAGGTTACCTTGCTGGTTGTAGGATTCGACATGACCAGACAAAGTACCAGCAACTAAACCAAAATCTCGCTCAACTTGCCACACAGGATCAACACAGCGTTTAGCTATCCATCCTGCTTCAGCAATAGTTTCCATGTCAGGGTCAATAACCAAATTGTCTACCGTATCATAGAAGCTACCAACAAACTTCTTCCCTGTTCCGGGAGATACATAGGGCCTTGTCCAGAGTACGCCCATGCCTTTAATTAACGCCTCATCAATCGCTCGTCTTGAATGATCTTTAAGGTTTAAAGCATCAGGGGTGAAATTTAAATAGTTCTCAAGCAGAAGTGCTCTAGCTCCATCAAGCTTTGTTTGCTTAATGTTCATCTCTTGAAGATGGTCAAACATTGGTCCAAATTGTTGTGGATTAAAAGGAGCAAAAGCCCCTTCTGGAATATCCATCACAACTCTTGGATTTACTTTTCTATGTGGATTTCTTGAGTAAAGTGCTGGCCCAAAAAGTTGGACCATTTCTGCAACTTTATTAACCGTCATTGCAAAGGTAGGTCTAGGGAAATCGTCTGCGCTTCCAGTAAAAGATAGACCTCCCCCTCCACCCTTTTTGAGACCATACATAAAGTCGTATGGACCATCAAAGAACTGCATGCAGGTTTCGGCATCCTTACCAAATTCTTCTTGCTTAAAATCATAAGCAAGCTGGATTTTTTTTAACCATGCAGTAACTATGGGGGCTAAGAGGGAGTCTTCTTTCATTTATTATTTCGCAACAGCAAATGCGCCTTTTTGTTTTTGTTGTTGTTCAGTTATTCGCATAACCAAAGTCCAAGCTCCAGCTTCTCTGGCTTCAGGTATTTGTGTAGTAGGATCATCTAAATGTCTTACTCCATCCATACACCGAATGGTTACGCTATCTTTTTCAAACACGCTGCAAGCAATAGTTTCTGCTCCAACATGAGTAACAACCGCTGGCCTTGGCGCAGTAGTCCTATCCGCTGCATGATACCAAAGCACCATATCACCAACAAAAATATTAGGCATAACAAACGAGGGCATATCATTCTCCTTGAGCAATTTCTAGGGGCTTCACTGATTTAAGCCATCCGTCAAGATCAAACTTTTCTTCAGGCTCAATAACAGTGTTATAAAGTACCATAATCGCAGCTTCCCACGCAACTAAAGATTTGTCATTTGGCTCACTATTGCAAAGTTTTGCGATCTGGGCTGCTAAATCTTTAACCTTGCCATCTGGGTTATTTAGTGCCCATTCGCCTATTGCTGTCCAAGAATTTTCATCAAGTTCTTCGTTTTTAGGCGAATAATCTAAAAACTGGCAAGCATCTTTAAAACTTTCTTTGGCTATAGCACCAATAATCATTGCTGAAGATCCACTCATAATCACACCTTTTCTTTACCGGGTCCAAGATTAATCATGCCCAAGCCCCCGTTTTGCTTGTTCATGCGCCTGACTTTCGCTTTCAAGGCTTTCAATACAAGATCATCTTTCTTTTCCATTGTATGCCTTTGGACATACTTTAAATTGCTCATGGCCATGTATCTAAAACAAGCCATGGCATGAACCCTACCTCTATCTTCTGGCCTATCAGTGACATAACCTCTAGGCTCTTTCTTGTACCTATATCTTTCTATCTCCCACATAAAGTTAGGACACTGGGGAAATACTTTTAATTTGATTGATCCGTCTTCTCTGACTCTTAGCCAAGATCGTGCAGCCTCAATACCACCCTGCACATCATCTGAGCCCCATTGAAAACCGCTGCCAGTAGAAGCGGAATAAACTTTATACTTACGCAACGCTCTTGAATACTGCTGTTCAACATTCAAACCACTACCAATATCCGATATCTTTCCACCGTGCATATCTATTACAAACTTTTCAAACTGTTGCCCTACGGATTTCTGAGCCATCCTTTGGCCAAATTGTTCAGCATCACAGTTGTAAATATAAAGCTCATCATATAGATAAATGGTACTACCAAGATTAGGTGGAGGAATAGCGCAAAACAAAACACAGCAAACTTGCCTACCGGGGTCAACAACAGCGTATCTAGTCCACTCATTAGGGATCTGAAAAAATTCGACTCCGTGCATTGCCTTTGAAAACTCTGGAAAAACCCTAAGACTATTAATCGCAAACTCGCCAGATATCCTAACTTTCCTTTCGTCTTCGGACATTCCTTCTGCAAATTCTTTTTTCTCTTTATCACCGATGTGTGGGTTGTCATCCAGAATAATAACAAACTCGTCAACGGTCCTGTCATTTGGTTCATAGGGATGCTTCTCTCTTTCTGTCAAAGCTCGCTCATGCAATTCAAGAAGTTTTTCTGTTCCAGTTTGTGGAGTAGCAGACCAAAATCCGCAGCCCTTACGATCCAAGATACGAGCACTTAACTCTGGATGCCAATCAGGATCTACAATTTCTTCGTCAAGCCAGAAGATATCAATATCGCTACCTTGAGGTGGCTTACCTTCTGAAGAGTAAAAACTTATTTCCCACCCGTTGTTTAGCACAACAAGCTTAGGGATATTTTTAGCTTTGTTTTCCCATGCAATTTTTTTGATTAGCCTTTTGGGGATTAGCGGAGGTGAAGGTTTAGTAAGATGGAATCGATCAAGATCAGACTTTTCCCAAGGCTTGTAAGTTCTCCATTGTTTGGTTTGTAAATCCCTTATAATCCTGAAAGCCCCAGATCTACCTAGCTTTCTCCACATTACATTACCAATATGATCAAGATTTCTACCTACGCAGAAAGCTCTGCCACCTTCTACTGGATACTTTAAAAACGGATCTACACCGCAAACAGCTCTAGCTAATTCAACAGCTGCCACTGTAGTTTTACCTGATCGGTTGCCACCACGAACCAATCTATGGGTGGCTTTAGACGAATGAAATGCTTGCTGGATTCCGGTAGGCTCATAGATCTTAAGGGCTTCCATCTTCCTTCTGGCAGCTTCGCCAAGAAGTTTTTTAAACCTAATGCTATCTCTCTGTCCAAGCTCAGAGTAATCAAAAGTTTCTTTGCTTCTATCTTTAGAAGTGACTTGCTCAACCTTCTGTTCAATTGGCGGGTTTAAATCAAAATGCTTTTTAACCACAGCATCAAACTGTTTCTTATCTACTTTAGGTTTTCTACTTCTGTCTAAGAGATGTGCAACAACAATTTTCTGAACAACATCAAGAGCCATGTCTTCTGACAGTTTATTGTCAGTTAGATTCAGCTCATCAATCAGGATTCTCACTGATTGGAGGGTTAGTATCCCGTCTGGAAAATTCTCCTGCGAGCTCAGACCCGATGTCTTCCACCACCGCAGCGAGTTCATCACTGACTTTTCCAGCTGCGTCAGATCTCTCTTGAACCCTTGATCTTCCATCTGACTTCTCCTTGATTTGATTTACAACGCCGTCAATCTCTCGGTCAAGGTCTTCGTCAGTCATAAGGCCAGTGTCATCTGGCTTATCGTCAGACTCGGAAGCAAACTTCCAAACTCTAGTAATGATGTCTAGTATTCTTTGGCGAACCAGAGAACCTTCGCCAGCAGCAATCCATTCTTCAAAAAGCATCTCTGCTAATTTAGATGGACCACCAACTACTCTTACGAAATTCTCAGCAAGCTCAGAAAGATGCGGGAGCTTCTTTCCGTCTTTCAGGTTGCTGCGTAAACTTGCTTCTGTTTTTTTTGGAGATGTAGGCATTTCTATCCCATTTAAAAAGCAAGGGTGCAACAAAAGCTACACCCTTACTAATCCATTCACTTAGGCATTGCCCAAGTGTCTAAGCGAAGGCTTATCTGCCAATGAAAGCAGTAATATCGCCAGTGCTAGAAGTAGCAGCACCGGAGCAAGCCCTGCCTACTACAAACCCACCGGAAGGGAGAACATTGGTTACAGCTTTGTTAACTAATGCACTGAGTACATCGTTAGCTGCAATCGTTACTGTCCAACCACCAGAAGCGGGTGAAATAAGCGCAGGACCGCCAACAACTACATAGAACAAGTCACCAACTGGAACACCAGCTGCAGGGAGTTGCTCATCTACTGGGTAACCAACACCACCAGCTGTAACTGTTCCGGTAGCTTTAGTACCGTAGGTTCCAGCAGTAGTGGAAGTAGTAAATCCAGTGATAGTCTTTGGAAGAATAGCAGCAGCTCCAGCGTTACGAACTACTCGACACCTGACCTTGTGGCCAGAGCGAGCAATTTTGGTAGATCCAATGGTTGCTGTAACTAAGTCTTCAAATTCAAACTCTTGTCCTTCAAGGTTTGCGCCACCAAGATCGTTAGCGTCAATTGTAGCACCGCCGTAAAAGGTAGTACCACGCTCGAAGGGAGGGTTTTCATTTCTAGCCATTATCAATTTCTCCTAAGTAAAAAAGTTCCTAATGAATGTTAAGTAAGTGCTACAAATTTAGCTTGGTAGCGTGGATTACATCTCATGTTACCGAAGAAGTCGATTGAGAATCTTTCGGTATAGCTAGCAAGGTCGAAGTCAGGAACTTCAGGAACAAACAGTTGTGACTGTAAGCTTCTCAATTCCAGCTCATCAACATTAAGACCGTAGCCAACACCATCAGGAATCCCGTACTCAGAAGTAATGTCAACACCATCAACATTGACGGAGTCTTCAAAACCAAGAGCGTAAAGACCACCCTTCTTGTCACCACGAACAACCGTCAAGCGTTCCTTGACAGCTTGTTGTTCAAGTACAAGTCGGTACATTTCAGATTCCAAGATAATCATGTCAAGCATACCACGCTTAGACTTGTTCTTGTGACTCTTAGTAATCGCATAGCGAATAGCTTGAGTACAAGTGTTAGCCCAAGTGTAAGTGCCTCCAGATGGGATGGTCCATGCAGTGTCGGTATAATCGACAACTAAAGGAGACCAGAAGGAATACTCAACATCACCTGTGCCATCTGGCCAAGCAGTGTTAGAGCTAGCATCCTTAGACCAGCTACCGCCGTAGTTGCCTAGGTTGGTAAGAAGTCCAGCGTAGGTATCAGAAGGAAGACCTACAAAACCGTGTGGGGAAGGTCCAGATGTTCCGAACCATGACTCTAAACCGTGGATGCGACCAGTGCTACCAGCAGCATTACCATCAGCATAGATTTCGTCACCAAAAGAGTCTTCGATTTCAAAGACCATTGAGTTAACGATGTCAGATGCCAGCTTGATGATGCCTTCGGCAGTGCCTTGATTTTTGAGCTTTTCAAATTTACCAAGTGCATCTGTCACAGCATAACCACGCCAATCAAGTTGTGCGGTTTTGTAACGGTTAACTTTGCTGAAAGTCAAAGTGTCGCCGTCAGTGATAGTACGCAAAGGTGATTTTTTGTATTTCACCTTCCAGTCCATTAAATCACCAGAGTTGTTGAAGGTCACACGACCACGATCTTGCAACATAGCAAGAATCTTGCGGTTACGCATGATGTTGTCTTCAACATCTTTGATATATTGATGGATCGTTGTGTTTAATATTCTCTGCCACTCAGCCATAACATTAACCCTTATATTCTCCGGTTTTACCCGTGGGGCGGGAAATTAAAAACATTATCGTGAACGATTAAAACTACCCTCAGAAACCCCATTGGCTTCTAATGACTGACGCATTCTCTGCGCCAAATTCAAGGCTTTGTTTTTCACTGCGCCACTGCTTGATAAAGCAGCTGCATCCGAATTACCGATCTAGACAAAGCATTGCCTTGTCTAGCTGGAGCTTGTTGCACAAACTGCTGCTTCTGCTGTTCGCCTTGTTGGCGTTGAGCAAGCTGCTGAGCATGTTGTTCTTTAGCTTGTTGTAAACGCATCTGAGATTGCTGATAGTAATCTCGATACTGTGCATTCTGCTGTGCTTCTCGTTGAGCTTGATGCTTAAGATAGTCACGCTGAACCATAGACGCAGCGTAAGATGCTCGCTGGTTTTCGTTAGCTATCCCTGAAGATGCAGCTTGCTGAACATAGTGAGCAAAAGCTTTACCGTAAGGAG